AGCCATGTGACCCAAACATACCAACAAGGAATTAGAAATGCAAACAGCAAATATCGGCGCAAGCAACATAGAAGCGCAACACGTCAAAAGAATGACTACAGTTGAACTAGCAAACAAGCTCAGAGAATCGCGTCAGGCGGTTTACTACACGCGCAGACAGAAGTCGGCATCAATCCATAAGGTTCAGCAACTGGCAGAAATTTTTGGCTACACGATAGACGAATTTATCGCCCTTGGAATTAGCGATGCGTAGCACTATAGACCAAGAAAAAGAAGAAATGCGTCAACAGCTAGAGCGTGACACTAAACGCTACCTAGAGGTAGGCGGTAAAATCAAAGTAATGCGAGGGCAAACTTACTCAGATACCGTAGACCCTGAATGGGGCAGACAGAGCGAGTTTAGAAGCCGCATGGGTGAAAATGGTACTAAAAAATGAGCGATAACCGTTTCCATATCAACTCAAGCCAAAGCCTAGAAGAGTTTACGCAGCTAATCATTGAAGAGTGGAAGCGCGACAAGTTTATTACCGTACAGTGGAAAAAGGGTAAGAGGCGCACCAATGCCCAGAATAACGCCTTAGCGGTTTACTGCCGTCATTTAGCAGAAGCCCTTAATGATGCGGGCTATGATATGAAGCGCACCCTGAAGCAAGAAATAGACATCCCTTGGACGGAAGACAAAGTGCGAGAGTTTCTGTGGAAGCCTATTCAGCTAATAGTGATTAACAAAGAGTCCACGACCGAAGCCAATACAAACGAGTATTCCAAGGTCTACGATGTTCTAAACAGGCAGATAGCCACTAAGTTCGGCGTAAGCGTACCGTTCCCATCACGAGAAACCTATGAAACTGAAAATTGAAATAGACGAAAACGAAGCCGAAGAAATTATGGAACTGGCGCGAGAGTTAGCCTACTGCGTTGAATCGCTTAAAAAGCAAATCAAAGAATTAAAAAGGCTCTGCGATGAACAGAAAAATTTGTCTTGAGACCATACAGCTATTATCTCGTATCTCAGCGGCAGACGATAACGGCTATGTGCAGTGTGTATCTTGTGGAGTCATTAAGCATTACAGAGATGGAATGCAGGGCGGTCACTATATCCCAAAAGGTAGCAGCTCTTATTGGGCGCTAGAGATTGAGAATGTCCATCCGCAATGCGTTGGCTGCAATATTTTCGGAATGAAGAGTGGCGCAGCAGCGCAGGAGTACACTCTCTGGATGGAAGATATGTATGGGCGCGAGTTCGTGGAAGAAATGCTAGAGAAACGCCGTAACCCAATCAAACTTTACAAAAAAGACTACGAAGAAATGTATAAGGAGTGGTCTGAGTTAATTAAATATCATCAAAACAGGATAGGAGAATCTTGATGCGCCCAACCCATGCTGTAGTAAATGGTAAAACAGTAGAGCTATTAACCAGTGTTGAGCTAGAAGAATGGAGCTATAAATTAAAAGAATTCGAAGGCGAAGACTATCGTGGTCTTTTAACCCTAATGATTTTCTATAACTTGTTCGATGATTTTTTAGACTCAGATGAACAGATTTGGGAAAAGTACAAAGTTTTTATGAATACAACAAACGAAATGAGCAGAGAAAGCGAAACGACACACTAGGAGAAAGTAATGGACGATTTAATACAACCAATGAGCCAAGCAGAATTACAGGCTTGGATATTAACTGGCGCAAACGAACTACCTAAAGACTCAGCAGAGTTACGCGCAGTTGGTACTTTAATCAAAATGATAAACGAGTCAGCAGAATTTTTTGCAGCGCATCCAGAATGTGCCGAAAAGTATTCGACTTATTTTGAATCTAAGAATAAGGAGTTTAACCATGGATGAGTTAATTGATAAGTGTACGCAGTGGAGTTTGGACAGAGGCATTATTCAATACGGTGCTGCCGAATCGCAGTGCCTGAAGTTAGTCTCAGAGGTTGGCGAGTTATCTGACAACATCGCTAAGGGCAGGGATGTTTACGATGATATAGGCGACTGTCTAGTAGTTCTTAATAACTTAGCGGTTATGCACAACACAAGCCTAGAAGAGTGCCTAGCGTTTGCTTACGAGGATATTAAAGACCGTAAGGGAATGATGCAGCCTAACGGTATTTTTATTAAGGAGACGGATATATGAGCAACAAAGATATACAAATCGGCGGCAGTCATTACAAGGACATGAAGATACAACCGTTAGACTATATCGTTGAGAATGAAATACCGTACAGGGAGGCGAACGTAATCAAGTACGTTTCTAGGTATAAAGCCAAGAACGGAATAGAAGATTTGCGTAAAGCGCGGCACTATTTAGATTTGCTGATAGATTCTATGATTGATTAGAAATAGTATTCGCCGCTTTCTATCATGTCGCACAACTCAACTGCGCGACTACCGACTTGCTCAGACCAACGCGAGTCCATAAATTCAAAAGAAGCCTTAGCGTAATCTTCATTAGCCATTGCTGCTAAGGCTTTCTTGAATGTAAGCAGTCTGGTTATCCCTAGATTGAAACAGATGTCTATTATCGCGTCTCTGCGGGCATTATCTAAGTCAGAAAACCAATCAAAGTTGCGTTCTAGCTCAGTAATTACCCGCTCTAGGTCATTCATGAGTAAAAAATCTATTTCTTTACTCGTTAAACCCATGCTTTCTAGGTTGCGACCAACACCGATAGTTTTTATTCCAAGTGAATCTTCGTAGACATATTTTTTGACGCCTTCGTGTCGCTTAATCATTTCTATCAGTTTAGCCATTTTATTTCTTTTTGAATAAGCCTGTAGCATTGAACAGAGTAACAACCGCTCTAACTATATCGTGAGCAACTGGTTGCAACTTCTCAAATTCTTCGTCTATGTCATCTGCTTTTTCGATAGCAGCTTTTAGCAGTAAATCAAACGCAGCTAACTTTTCTTTACCTGCACCATCGTCAGGGATTGTTTCTTCAATCAATTTGACAATATCAACTACCATTGTCCAAAGTTTTTTTACCCAACTAAGATAAGCTAATAAGCCCATTATCTAATCCTCGTACTCTTCATCTACTAACAAATTGTAAGTTAATGCCGATTTATAGGTTTCTAATAACCCTATAAGCACCATTGCACTTACGCCAATTTCTAATTTCTCTTCTGCCCACTGCGCTAATTCATCCATAGCAGTTTCGGCTAAACGGTCAGAGCGTGTATCGGGGAAAGGTATAGTATCCATTAGCCTAAATACCTGAATGCAGCGCCAATACCTGCCGCTATTATTATCCAAACGAAACGCTCAGTTGAGCGCGTTTTTATAACATTTTCGGAAAGCCTGTCCACTTTATCTTCTAAGCTAGTCACTTTTGCCTCGATTGAAGACTGACGGTTAAATACCGTAACAAGTCTTTCTTCAACTCTAGCTAACGAGATTATTGCTTCTTGCAAGCTATCTATCTTGGCTTCAACTCTGCTTAGTCGGTCTTCCATCTTCATACCTATAGCGTTAAATCAGGAGACTTTGCACTGTCTCTGATTTGATAAACGTGGCGTATTGCTTCACCGCCGTCACGATGGAATACAATTTGGTGCATCGCGCTTGCCGCTGAGTACCCTGCCCCTGCGTGCCAAGAATCTGGTGGAGCGAGAGTAGAAAAGGCTTCACAAATAACCCCATTATCTGTCTCGATAACATTCTGGTGATGCACGTGACCCAGTAACCACTTGCGGTAGTTAGTGCTAGCCCACTGCTCAGGTAGCATTCTGGGGAGTATAGCACCCAACTTTGCCGCTTTCACCTTGTCACCGTGATGTACAGCCAAAAGGTTTTTTCCAAACTGCACAGTATGAAAGAATCCATGAGGGTCTAAGATGGTAACTCGTGGCTCTTTAGAGTAATAAAACTTTAAGATTAACGCGAGGGCGATTGCAGTATCTGAGTCGTGGTTACCTCTAGCCATAACGACTACGCAACTCTTATGTTTCGTAAGCAACTTATCTATTGCAAATAAAAACGTCTGAGCGGCTGTTTCTAGCACTACCTCGATGCGCGTATCGACATCTAGTTTTGTACCCGCAAAAGTTGTACCGCCTGACCCATTAGCGTGGATAAAATCACCAACATTAACTAATAAACATTGTTCACTAGCAGGCGCAGCTTCTGCCAAGTAATCAATCGCATCTAGCATATCTGTGGACGCAATCTTAGTGTCGTAATCTCTAGCCTTTGTTTCTCTAGAATCTGCCCGCATACCAAAATGCGCGTCACCAATTATTATTGTTGGCAATAAGTCAGTAGAAAATTTCTTTTGCTTTGGCTTTGCCTTTGGCTTGTATTGAGGCAAATCTTTGGTAAGACCTTCAACAAACGCTTTTATTGCTTCATCGCGTTTTGCTTCAGTCATTGTACGCTTAGTCTTTAGCCAAGCCTTGTTACCCTCATCGTCAGCCGTGTAAATAGACCGACCAATAACAATCTCGCCTTCAGGGACGTGTCTTCGAGCATCCCAGTTACTTGAGTAACCTGCACTGGCGGCGTAGTTTTTAACCGCACCAATGTGGTCGCGTACTGTAGACGGAGAAATACCCAAGACACCCGCCGCTTTAGCAATTACTTCACCGCAGTCTTCCCACGCTTTAACTGCTTCGCG